ACTAAAGCGAAAGTAATTTATCCTGCTTCTTCTTTTGATAATTATTTATTTTATCCAAATAACCCCTATTTCTAAGCTCTTTGAAAACTAAATTTTCTAATGAAAATTCTCCACCCTTTTGAATACCTGATGATCTCATATCTTTAATTTTTGATTTCAAGTTATCAAACAAATCAACTGAAACATTACTCTTAATCATATGATCTATCATATGCATATATGATTGAACTTTTTGTTTTAGATGTTTGTCGTTCTTAAAATCAAAAGTTCCATGCACAGGTTTTTGAATCCATTTATCATTTTTTAATGAATAAACACCTTGACCTTCTGGAAACTTTGCTGATACATCTTGAGCGTATGGTTCTAGTGGATATGTAAACACTTTAATATCATGTGTCATCGTCCACATTGTTTTTTTATCTTGTAGGTAGTCGTCTATTAATTTACGATCTTTACCTAATTTGTTTCTATCTATTAATAGATGAACATCAATATCTGATTTTTTTGTATAGTTGAAGTTTGCATTTCCACCAACCATAACAATGTCTTTTACAAGGTTTTTTGGTATATTAGCGTATTCTCTCCAAGAATCAATAAATTTCAATAGAGATGATTTCACTTGTGGTTTTAGTTTATCATTAACCCAAAGATCAGGGTTTAATGTATCATGATACTCAAGTGAAATTTTCATTTCTGTTAAAAAAGATTTAAAATTCTTCATTTTGTTCTCCTTGTACATTATTTATATACAAGGATTTTCATTCTTCTTTGTTTACTTTGAGTCCTTGTTTAACTAGCCACTGAATTTGTTGTATGTCCATCTTATCAAGATCAGGCTTTTTTAAAATAGTATTGATTCTTTCAAGAACATCAATACACCATGATAGATCAGCATTTTTGATTAAATTTTCTTCAACCATATTTTTCTCCTAAAAAGGTAGGGACATTAAGCCCCTACCCATATTTTACACATATCTATATGCTATAACTCTATTTCTAGCATAAACACCGACACCAACTCTACGACTGTGGTTACCTGAAATTATTATTGGGTTCCCATTAGAATCGTATCCAGTCACAATACCGACATGGTGTCCATTTCTTCTTTTTGTAACCGCTACGCAGTTAACACAACCATGGTATGCAGGTCTTCCACGATTTACATATGAAATGGCTCTACGGTCAGTTCCGCCAGCAATCATATTCATAAAATCAGCACACCATAATCTAGATGGTAATCCTAATTGACTAGCACTAGCACCAACATATTTCGATGCTTTGTTAACTAGATCACCACCATATTGAATAGTTCTTTCTGAATGAACAAATGCTCTAGAAACACTTTGTCTAGTTTGTTCGATCAGATTAGCTCTTTGTTGCTCTCTAGCAAAAAAAGCTGCCGATGTTTCGTCATCAGGATTTACATGATTTACTTGTTGAGTTACAACAGGAGGTTTAACTTGTCTCTGTTGCCTAATAACTCTTGTTTTTTTCACAGTATGCTTTTTTACTTTTTTCTTTTGACTATAATGATAGCTCTTATTTGGTCTAGCTTCTGCCAAATTAGGCATAATCCAAACCGATCCTAGCATTACTGCTAGAATGAGGATAAGTTTTTTCATTACTCTTTCCTTTTTTCTTTGTCACGGCGAGAATAATAAACTATCTCAAAACTTGCATTTTTAGTTTAGTTTTACCTTTACCAATAAATCCAAGTTGGTGAGCAGCACCTCTTGAAACATCCAACCCGGTCCCACGGATAAATGGACCTCTGTCGTTAACCGTAACAATTATGGACTTCCCATTATTAGGGTTTGTCAGCTTAAGTTTAGTCCCAAACGGTAGGGTACGATGTGCGGCAGATAATCCGTTTGGGTCGAAACGTTGTCCAGAAGCAGTCCTATGACCAGACTGATACCAAGATGTGACAACGGTATTACTATTTATTTCTCTTGAATCCGTAGTTTGACATGCTCCAAGAAACAAACAAAAAAATGCAGTGATTTTTTTAATGTCGAAATTCATATTCATAATTAATTGATTCTTCATTTTCTGAAAGAATAAAAGCCCCATTACCCAAATGAAACTTTTTAGCCATTTCAGTTTTAGGGCTTAAAGTAACAAAACGCCTAACCCATGGCTTTACTTGTTTAATTGCTTCAACAGCAGAAAACACAATATCTCTACCGGCACCCTTTTTATATGACCACACAGTATAAAACACTGCAATACTATTTGGGTCATTAAAATCATTAAAGCTATACTCATCAAGTTCTTTAATATTTTTTGGAACTTGATGAGTATAGGCAACACAGATTATAGAAGAAATTTTATCTTCATCAAATAATGCTAAACATTCTCTACCATTAGAAACTCTAAATTTATAATCTAATTCAGGCCTAACAGTATCATCTTTTAAAAGATGATTATAATCATAATCTAAATTTGTAAGATATTTCATCTATCACCTCAAAAAGATGGTGCGCGAGGAGGGATTCGAACCCCCGATAAGACCGTTATGAGCGGCCGGCATTAACCGCTATGCTACTCGCGCTTTATATGTAAATCTCCTATTAAGAAGATGAAAGAATTTCTTTTAGACGATCCGCAGCATATGAAGCAGAAAATGCTTCAGGTTTTACCTTTGGAGGGAACCCACACATGCCACGAATATACCCAGTAGCTTGTTGAATAACACACGATGAACCATGCATTTCATCTGGATTTATGTCCAGATGAACTTCACAATGACGATCTCCAATAACATCGATTAAGTCAAGATACATTTGAGCTGCACGATATACCTCATTCATCAAACGTGTTGCTGGTCTATCGTGCCGATTGTCGTAATCACGCTCAGTATCTACTTTTCCGAAAACTTTGCAACCGCGAGAAGAGTCCATATGAATAACAATAGCGACTGTGTAATCAGCGTACCAGAAGTCATTCCTACCACGGTAACGTTCGCTATCTGCTCCAATGTAGATGGAGGTAGAAGGCGAGGTGTTACAAATAAATTCTTTAACTTCATCAATGTTAAATTCCTTCGCCATAATTTAATTACCTACCCTTACGACGCCCCTTTAGACGCCTTGTCTTACGCTTCTTAGAGCCAATTTTTCGGCGGCCCTTTCTTGGACGATTTTTATGCGGATGCGCCATTTGATGCTTCCTTCTTCATAAGGTTCCAAGTACTTCTTCCGTCAACTTTACCCATTCGATTTTGAATCTTAATGAGCTTCTTATGCATACGTTGGCGTTTTGTCATATTTTTCTCCTTCATAAAATTGGTACGGACTGAGGGACTCGAACCCTCAAAACTCAGATTTTAAGTCTGATATGTATACCTATTCCATCAAGTCCGCTTCAGTGATTCAGAAATTTTCTTTTTGTGTTCTGCTGATTTAGGTATTCCTTTATTAGCTTTTCCACCTTTTGACCAACCAGAACTTACGTTATTTTTCAATATTTCTTTTGCTTTGTCAATCCCATATTTTTGTACCAAACCTTCCCATGGTGAAACCCATTTTTTGGCTTTTCTAGCATCTTCTACATTTTCTTTTCTTGTGCCCCAATATAAATGTTTTGGATTTGAACATTTCTCATTATTACATGCATGACATAAATCAACTTTTGATGGCATATCAGTACATAAAAATTGTGCCAAAACACCTCTATGAACTGTACTATTTCCACCTCTTTCAATACATTCTTCAGTCAAATCAATATGAATAGTTCTTATTTCTCTAGATTCTTTTATCCAATCAGATACTTTAATCATGTTATCTCCTGTTAGTAGACGCATGATTATTTATAATCAGACTCTGCCTGTTGGTCTACGTGGGCAAATCAATCATGCTATTAACATATATTACTTTTTTAGAAACGTCAAATGTTTTTTATGTATGCGGCACATGATCCAACTGTTATAAAAATCATCACGTTCTAATACATTATTGTCAAATTGAAGTTTTGCTTCATAATATCCAAATTCACTTTTTGATTTACAAAGCATTAAGATGTCACGGCGAAAGTTTTCTTCACCATTTTTATTGACATCTTCTTGAAGTTCTTTATTTGAACCGTAATATGTTTTCCAATCCGATTCAACTTTAATTCTTTTTTTCTTTCCCTTGACTTGTTTAGTTTTAGAAAAGTAAAAGTTTTTCTTACCGATATACTTTTTATTATTCAATAAATTTGTTATCTGGTAAACGAATCCTATATATTCACCAATGGATTCGTAAGGTTCATTATTATAATACCACATACTAAATCATACAAAAGTATGCAGCATATAATCCCCATAAAGCACCTACTGCTGCTTCTGCTGGTCTAATAGCATCTAAGTTTCCATACTTTCTCCAAGAAATCTCATAACACAATACAATTAGGAAAGGCATTGCTAAGAAATATGGAGAGATTAAAACAATAGCAGGTAGTAGGCCTATTAAATGTCTTGCAAAGAACCTATAATGATCGTTTGGTAACTTATCAATATACTTTTCTAAGAAACTGCCTCTTTGTGGTTCTTCTGGCATTCTTCCTAGATCGTACCATCTTCCCCAACCAAAAAGATTTGATATTAAATAACTAATTGCAAATGTAAATGCAAGATACGCATTTGATGCGAAATATAATATTAAAAATATTACAATAGTTACTTGAAAGCGCGGATGGATTTTAAGAATTTTTCTTGATTGCTCAGCAAAAAATCCACCGCCTCTATATGCGTTTAAAATAGAAAATACTGGAATTAATAATAAAAATAAAATGTTCATAAAGTTTCTCCATTTTATTTTTATTTATCAAGAAACTTTATACACCCCTACAGTATTTCCATTATCCCATACTTTTATTAGATATGTGCCCGGATTATAATTTTCGCGTACATACTGCGCGAGTTGTTCAAATGAGGTCTTATCACATTCTGTATAATAGAATGTTTTAACAACCACGGTCTGTGCCATCGTCTTCCCAGTCTTCATCAACTAAATGGTCATCATATACCATCTTATTACCACAGAATGGGCAAAATTCTGGTGTTGAAACAAAATCGTATTCAACATTAAATTCTGCATCACACTCTTCGCAAAAATATTCCTTATCCATCATTCTTCTCCTTTATTAATTTTTTAACATCTACTACCGTTTCTTTTTCAATGATTTCAATACAAAGGTTTGTGATATCTATTTCTTTTTGAACGAAAAACATTTTCTGTTTTAGTTTTTCTAATTGCTCATGATAAAAGGCAAGTTCTTCTTCTTTCCTCTTACGCATAGCATAAATGTCATTAAGAAGAATGATCTTGCCAGTCATTTGTTTACAGGAACAATATCGTTCTTATGTGTATAAGATACAATTTTATTTGGACAGTTTTGTAGATAACAAACTACACCACTGATACCAGTTCTACCACATATTGAGCATCCGCTATTCATGTCTATCTTTGGT